CTCTTATATCCCCGATAGCCTGTAAAAGTACTGCACTTTTGCACTCGGATCGTCCGAGTTGTCGAGAGACATTAAATGTACGTTGTCACTGGTGGTTTGGCCATCACACTACGTACACGCTCGATTACCGTTAGAGCGCATGCATGCGGAGATCGGTCCCGCAGGGTTGGCCTGAATCAGCTGAGAAGGTCACAGCCAGGATGGAACCAACCGGACCTTATGAAGATGGAGGATCCATGCACATTGGATGGAGGGCCGGTGTTGACTACATCGGTAAGTACCTCAGTTCTAGCCCGCGGTGGGTTAGGGCGCAGGAGTGGCTCTCACGCAATGTTGAGACTGCTGCTGTCGACTACACATTGTTGACGGTGTTAGCCTCGAGGGCCGATGATCTGGAGGAAGCGAGGGACAATCGCAGTGTCACGTCCCAATTCTGGGCCCAACAGGGACTCCTTAAATTTGGATGTCCTGTTCATGTCGGGATCAAACCCAGAGCAGAAACCGGATATGACGTTTCAGGAATCGGACCGTGTTCCTGCGGACACAGTCGACGAGCTGAATCCAAATGGCGGCGATCGCAGTCCGAAGCCGTATCGGAAAACGTTCGATCGACAAGAAGGCAAAAGCACGTCCGCGCAGCCCGAGTTCCAATCCCCCGAACCGAAAATTCCGAAACTTCGGAATCGTGGGAGGAAGAAGCAAGCTTCGTTGGAGCCGGAGTACGCAGAGATATACGATCTCGATGGTCAGAAAATCCGAACGACCAGGGAAATTCAGATGCTGATCGGGCTCAGCATGTTCTTCGGGGAGAGGTTTTACCCTCTGGACGAACTGGGTTGGACGTTTCGCGTTCAGAATTCGGATGGCGAACTGATAGCTATGGATCCGCAGTATCTGCGGCACTCGCTATTGCGGGTGGAAGAGGTCGAAGGTCGAGGGTTCTCGACATCGATGAAGTGGTGGAAAATCACATCCATGGTAACAAGTTCTCTGGCGCTCCTTTCTTCGGTCGCAATCGGGATTTCTTGGGTAGCGGGAAATCACGTGCTCAGCGGCTCATGGCTGGTACATCCGGCTTTGATCCCTATCTGGCTGGCCGTCGCGTTCAGCCTGGGGGGTCTGGACCGAAGACTCGTCTCGTTTGGATGGCCCCGTTGGCGACGACTATTGTCGCTACGAGGTTCTCGAAACCAGTCAGTAAAAGATTGGTTAGGCGAGAGCCGTTCGCGTGGGGATTACGAGGATGTGACCGAATCGCGCT